GTACTGCTATTAATTCGTTCATCTCAAGCCTCCAATACTTTTAATTGGATAGGCATCGAGGCTGCGAACGCTTTTGCAGCACGCAATTCCTCTTCAGTCTTAGCCTCTTCCGCCATGATGACGGCTGCGACGATGTGGAGAATCTCGCTTCCTGTAAATTCTTCGTATTCTTTATAGCGTAGGTCGTTCATTTTAATTTCCTATTTTCATTTAAGGGATGCCCTGTACCGCACGCCGGGCCAGCGCTGAAAGCCTGATTAAAGGCAGCGGAAACTTATTATAGCTCAATTTCAAAAATCTCGGCTACCCGCTTATAGCTATAACCATTATCAATCAGCTTCTTAGCCCAGCCCAGCCGCGCTTGGGTCTCAATGCCGTCGTAGCCCATGCCCCCGGCATAGACCTGTAATAAGTCCAACAACGTCGGCCCCCACGGCTCTATCGGCTCGATGCCACCTAAAAACGCCACATTGAGCAGGGTTTTGCGCGGATAAATCACCGCTGTGACCACCGCCGCGCCCTGCACATCCCAGTGCTCATAAGCGACAAACAGCTGGTAGTCGTACTGGGTCAGCAAGTCATGGATGTCCTCCAGGTTATAGCGACCGAGCGACTTGTCGGCGGCCTTTTGTAAATGTGGCGCGACGCGCTCCCAAAATAACGGGAGTACATCTAACGGCACTATACTGGCCTCCACTAAGCCGGCAGCGCCTTGTAGGCTTTACTATCGACGGCGATGCCTTTTTTGCCTACGGTCTTGCCACGGCGCGCTTGCACTTTGGCGACCATCTGGTCGAGACGCTTGGCACCGGCGGAAGAACTGCCCTGGCCAATCTCGGAGACAAATCTGGCGGGCAAAATATACTCTCCCGAAGCAATCGCAGCTGGCTGCTGCCCATCTATTAAAGCGTCGACGCCGTCGCTAACGCCTGTTCCCTGACCGGACACCATGCGTCCGCGCGCGTAACCGGCGATGCCTTGCTGAGCGACCGGTAAAGGGGACTGTGCTTGCATAGGCTGTGCTTGGGGTATAGGTGCCTGCTGAGCCTGCGCTTGCTGTGCTTGTTGTAAACCCGCCGCATAGAACTTGTTAACCGGGCCGCCTTCAGCGTAGAACTTATTGGTCGGCCGATAAGACGGCGCCACCGACGCCTGATAATGAGGTGAAATGGGCCTTGCCACACTCGGATAGTTATCTTGCGTCGCAGCGGCAGGGGTTGAATAGCTCGGTTGGGCTAACGCAGTGATGCCTTGCCCGGCCAGACCAATGGCCTGCAACGGGTTCTCACCGGCCCATTTCATGGCATCGCCAGGCATGCTTTTTAAGCCTGAGGTAAAATTCGAGAAGCCTTTTTCAAGTGACGACATGCCGGCTTCTTTAGTCGCTTGTGCCGCCGCTTCACTGGCAGCCATCTCCTGGCCCATGCCGGCCACTGAAGTCGCATTGGGGACCAGTCCGGAGCCGCCGGATACCCCGGCAAGACCCAAACCGCCTGCGTTTGATAGCGTGCTACCTGCACCACTGGTCATGGCTTGTTGGCCCATCTGCGCCGCACCTGAAGCACCTATGCCAGGCGCAGTGGTTAAACCGGCACCACCTGATAACCCACTAAAGCCCATGCCGCCTGTCGTACCCCCTGCACCGCCAGCCGCGCCGCCTGCGCCACCACCGGCACCCCCGGTACCCGCACCGGCTGCGGCACCGCCGGCCGCACCTATGCCGCTGGCGACGCCACCGGTCAAGGCCCCGGTGCCACCGCCAATCAACGCACCTTTTAACACATCACCCCCCGTCAACGCCGCTGTGCCTGCGCCCAACGCCGCGCCAGTGCCCATACCAATGAGCGCCCCGGTGGCGATGGTCATCGCCGTCGCCCCGGTGACAAACACGCAGCACCGCCGTGCCGCACGGGCTTCAATATCAGGTAATCTGCTTGGGGGGTTCATGGTTGTTCTCCAGTAAAAATTGATCCAGTTCCTCAAAAGTCTCGCACGTCATCTCACGTTCCAGCTCGTCGATATCGGTGATAGTGGTGCTCAGCACATTCATAAAAGTGCAGTCGGTCTCGGCATAGCCTAGCCGTTTAATACCGGCTTTGCCATAGGCAATATAGGGTGCGGAGATAACAAAGGCGTGCTCGTCATCCGCCAGTCGTAAGGTGCCTTGGGCCAGGATGGCAATATGGGCATGCTTGTGTATTTTGCCCGCCAGTAAAGTGCCCGCCGGCATGAACATCGAGCGTACACACACGCCCGGCAAATAGAAATGCTGCAAAGGTAAATCAACCTGCGGACAGGTTTTTAACACCTCGCTGATGCGCAATATCTCCGGCATATTGCCTATAGATGCCAGCTTGCTCATGACTTAATCTTCAGCACATTGCCCGCCGTCAAATCGACGTATATATCCCCGGCCCGTAACTTGGCGACATCGGCCTGATTGGGCAGGCTAATGACCTGCACGCCCAGACTATTTATGGTGCTGCAATTTAACGCGCTGAGTATTTTGTCTCCCTTATAATTAGTCGAGAACTGACTGATGCCCGGATTATCCAGTTCTGCGAAATACAGACGCAGAATACGCAGCAAGTCATCAATGAACTGGCGGTCATAGTTAAGGGGGGCAAGCGGCAGGTTTGGACTCTTGGTCGTGCCGGTACTCATACTAAGCCTTTGAATTTAAACATAATTTTACCTGCGGCCGTCTTGGCGCACGTCGATCCGGTGTTTTCCTGACGTCCACGACACCCCCAAGCCATCCGAGGCTATCTTGATAGCCAGTTGCCGGCCGCGCAGCCGCGTGTAAACCTGCCCGGTAAATTCCTGAACAATGTACACCGACGGATTGGGGGCCTTGTAGTCCTGCGCACTGGTCACCACCGGCGCATCGGCAGTACCGTAAGGCGTGCCGGAGTTGATGCGCGGCTGCACTTCGATAGTCACGGTCGGGTTCTTGACCGTGGAGCCGTTAAAGCTGATATCGGGCAAAATACGCCAGACAAAGCCGAAATTGTGGCCGTCATCAATGTCAAAATCAGACGACTGGATATAGGAAATAATAGGCACCGGCTCGGGGCCTGACGAGTCATCGTAGGTTATCTCATGATACAACAGCCGGCTATTATAATCTGCGGCAATCGGGTACTGGCGGATGCCGGTATCCAGCCACGCCGTACGCGCCATGGTGCCGCTATACCAGATGTTCTCGACATAGTTATAGACCACATACTTGTCAATGGTAGTCGAATATTTAGAACAATAAAACCACCAGACCTCATTAAAGCCGGGGTTAAGCCCTGCAAATACTTGAAACGACTGGTCCAGATTGATATCATCAAACACGTACTGTTTTAGCGTGCAGGTCAGCGTATCGACGCGGCCGGAGTAGACAAAGAACTTCTCCTCGCCCATCCAGTAGGTGGCATTATTGACGGTTATGGCCGCCGCCGGACTGATCATACTGATATTGTCCATCAGCACATTAAATCCCCACACATAGGAGGTGCCCAAATACTGCATCGAGTACAGCGCCGTATCGGTCCAAATCAATATTTCCTGACGGGTGATTTGCGCGGTGATAATCTGCGAGCCGTGCGACAACCTAAACTCGCCGGCCTGGTTGGTGATGGCCGGCACCCACTGATAGGGGTTAGCCTGGTCAGACCAGCGCACCAGCATCGGATCAAACGCACTACTGGGCGTGCCGGGCACATAGCCGTTGGCACCCAGGGCAATGACGAAGCGCTGCACCGCTGAGGCCAGCACTTGCAGGGTCTGGTTGGGGACATACTGCCCCGAGAACCCGGCCGTGGTGGCCAGGGTGTTTAGCAATTGCGCACGCACGCCGACTCCCAACGCGTCCTGCCAGTAGTAAATACCGCCGTTACGTTGGGCAATCACCAAGTCCTGGCCGAAGTTGTCATTGGTCCATAAGCCGATACGCCCGCTAATGCCCACCGTGGTGCCGGTGCCCCAGCCGTTGCGGCCCCAACTGCCTGCACCCCAGCCTTTGCCGGAGGTGTAGATGCTGGTGCCGGTATTAATCTGGAAGGCCGCAGTAATCGCCACACCGCCGCCGGCGGCCACCGTCGAGGTCGCCACCACGCCGGTCTCAAGTGTAAAGCTGTTGCCGTCAATGACAGTGACCTGATACTCCAAATTCAAGGTCGCCGCCGGGATGCCGCCAACCGCTGCCGCGCCCGAGAAGGTCACGAAATCATTGGTCACGGCGCCGTGGGAAGCGATGTTAACGGTGACTTTTGTCTCGGTAATAACGGTGGCAAAGCAGTTGTCGGTGGACGGCGTAGTAGCATGCGTCAAGGTGATGCGGATCGGCGTCACGTCAAAATAGGTGCCGCCCAGCTCAATGTAATACTTTAAATTCGTGCCCAGCCCTAAATAATTCTCACCGTCGAAATCAATCCAGTTCCACAGCGTCCGGCAGGTACCCAGATATTGCTGGGTGGACAAGCGCACCCAGCCGCCGATTTTCTCTACCGAGCCGGAGCGGAAACGGATTTTGTCACCGTCCCACCAGCCGCCTTCCACGGCATAGGTCGTTGACTCCCTGTCCATGCCACTTTTCAAAGAAATCGCCTTAAGCATAAACCGTCTCCTGTGAAGTATCTTGCTTTTTTATGAGGGTAGTATATAATACCTCAACACTAACCAGGAGACACTTATGTATTACACGTATATCTGGAAACACCCAAACGGAGTTCCTTTCTATGTGGGCGCCACTAAATCTGTTTACCGTACTAACCCTCGCAACAAAACCTCGCGCAATGCGTTCGCTATGGCGACGCACCAAAGAATTGGAGCCGGTAATGTAATTTACGAAGTACATACCCTAGACTCTATGGAAGAAGCATTGTCTTTAGAAGCAGCCTTTATTGCCGAATATGGGCGTATTTGCGAAGGCACCGGGTCATTAACCAATATCACTCCAGGAGGGGATAATTCTACATCCATAGCGGGTAGAGCAGCCCTTAGCGCTGCCATGAAGATATCATCGGCGGGGGGCAAAAATCCCTCAAAACGTCCAGAAGTCAGGGCAAAACTTGTCGCTGTCTGGGAAAACCCAGAATACAGAGAGCACCAGCGTATTGCCCATATAGGTAAACTCATTTGCTCAGAGGAAAACAGAGAGCGCCTACGCCAAATAGCACTTGACCCCAATAGTCCTTTACAACAAGTGCAGTTCCACAAGATACTAAACACTGACCCTGACATCAAAGCCAAGCGTGTTGCCGCTATTCGCACCCCAGAAAGCCGCGCCAAAAAATCAGCTACGCTCAACGACCCGGAAAAGAAAACCAAACGCTTAGCCACACTCAAAGCCACCATCGCCTCTCCAGAATACCAAGCAAAACTTGATTTACGTCGTAAGCCTAAGCCCCCCAAACTGTCGCCAGAAGAACTTAGAATCCTTAGAAGCGAGCGTATGAAAGCACATAATGCCGACAAAGAGTATACAGAAAAACGCCTTGCAGGTATTCGTTCCCCTGAAGGACGCGCCAAAATTAGCGCAGGTGTATACGCCTCAATGGAACAACGCCTCGTCACTATGCAAACGCCTGAAGTCCAAGCCAAATTACGCGCACCTAAGTCAGACGAGTACAAAGCCAAAATGTCTGAAGTTAAACGTCTGTATTGGGAGACTAAGAAAGGCACTTAACGATCCTCCAAATTAGCCAGCCGGGTCTGCGCCGCGCTGTGTAAAATCAATTGGGTCAGGCTGTTGGCCTGCACCGTCTCGTTGCGGAAGCTTTCCACGGCGGCCGCGGTGTGGTGCTGCTGGCGGGTGTTCTCAATAAGCAACACCGGCAGCAGGTTGATAATGCAGCGGGTGATTTCCATCGGCTCGTGAGTCTTGGCGTCTTCACCCATGACTGTCTCATAGGCGCCACAGCGGTGCAGCTTGTTGTCCTCCACGTACTCACAACGCTTGGGCTTTTGCGTGAGGGGGCATAAGATAACTACCTCGAGACTCATGATTTCTGACACATCATCCAGTTGGAATACCGGGGCGTCCAATACGCCGCGCCGGTGTTGGACGCCGAGGTTACTGCGAAGTTATGGTTGTGCGCCTGATTTTCATTACTTATGTTAGCAGCTGCAGCTCCGGTCCCGGTGCCCACTGATTGGTAAGAGCCCCCCGAGAACCAACCCTGGATAGTATTGGCTCCCCCGATAACGGTCGTTGCGCTGTGCGCATGCCCATAGTCCGTGTGGTTATGTGCCTGGTTTTCAGTGCCTGTCGTGCCTGAGACGCCATGCGTATGCGGTGGCACCACGGTCATGTTGACGGGGTCCATCGACCCACTTACAGTGCCCCCACTGTTCGTCATTACCATCAGATAATTGGACCCTCCCGGATTGACATTAACCCAGCCGGTGGGTGCAACAGCATTGTAAAACGCCACGATGCTACCGGCCGGGATAACGGGTGCCGGGATAGCTGCAGCGGCAATCGTGGAGACATCCCCTACGGTGGTCACGGTAATATTGGCGCCGGCGGCAATTTGGCTGTTATTCAGGCCTTGTACGAAATCGGTGCCGTTACAGTACACACAGACCGTAGCGCCATTGGCAATGGTGATAGCGGCGCCCGTCGCTGCGCGGATGCGGATGGCAAACCCGCCCACGGTGTTGTTGGCGATGATATAAAGCTTCTCGTTGAGCGGTGCAATAAGGTCCCGCACCGCGCCATTGGTGCCGACAATAGTAAGGACGGCATTGCGTGCCTCGTTCAGGGCGCCGTCGGCGTTGGTCAGGGTGTAGTCGGCATTGACCATGGTAATGGTTTGTACACCGGTAATGGCCTGCTCCAACAAAGTGCCCAAGTTGGTATTGGTCAGGGTGCCCCAAGTCCCGACATCTTCGCCATTGCCCAAAATGGCGAGTCTTAACGAGGGCGAATAGGTGGTAGGCATGGCGCGTGTCCTGTGTTATTGGTTGTCATCTAGCGGGGTCCAGCCGGGATTTTGGCTGTCATTGATTATACTCCAAGCCGTACTCTGACTGTCATCAATCAGGGCCCAAGTCACGGCCTGGCTGTCATCTATCCTGAACCAGCCCCGAGCATATTGTGCCTCGGTCAGGGCTAGTGCCTCCAGCCGGGTTGCCAGAAACGCCGCCTGAACACTCGCGCTATCGGCAAACCCCAAAATTTCTTGGGCCAAGCTGACAAACGCCGTCTGCGCGGTAGCGGTAGCTGTCAGCGAGACGCTTTCAGCACGGGCGCCATAAAAGGCCATGACGCCCCCAGCGGCTGTTATCAAACTGAAGGCTTCGGCACGGGCAGACTTGAATGCCGCCGTACTTGTCTGGCTGTCCATAAACATAACCGTTTCAGCCTGTGCGCCTTTAAAAGCTGCCAAAGCGGTCGTCGTGGCAGACACGGTTAGCGTCTCTGCTCGCGCGCTGTTAAGCCCGGCACGGCCGGCTTGGCTATCGCTCAACCCCAAAAGTTCTACGCGGGCCGAGTAAAACGCGCTGTTCGCCGCCTGGCTGTCTACCCAGTGCAGGGCTTCAGCCTGCGCCCCAACAAAATCGGCGCGGCTTGCCTGCGCCGCCATAAAGGCGACGGTTTCGGCCTGCGCTACCGTATAGTTGGCGCCTGCCAAGCCTGCATAGGTGACGCCCGCGTAAGGGGCTATGCCGTACATTTACAACCTTCTGGCCAGAATGGATACGGCAATCGCCAGCGTAGTCACGGCATCGCGGCATTGTGCTACTGTGGTCACATTGGCGGCAGTCCAAGTTTGAATCTCCGCCGGGGTCATGTTCTTAAGCGCGTTCAACTTGACGTAGGTTTTAGCTGCGGTTAAATCATCACGGTCTTTCTGTGCCACCAGTGCATCAGCGGCTTGCTGTGCCAGTTCTTCGGCGGTAAAGGCAGGATCTGGCGTATTGCCATCTGCCACCCACTTGAGATAAGCCTGATAATCCGAATTGCCATTGTCAGCAGGAATGCAGGAATTGTCTGTGGTGCGGATAATGGCTGTGCCTTTAGTTAGTTTGTACATTCAAAACTCCGCACTGAAAACAAAATTACCGGCGCTAGTGTTATAAACCTGCCCTGCACCGACTGTAAACCCTGTGCCTGTGTAATAACACTGTAAATTGTTGGCATATAATGTAGCTGCCGATAGAGTTGCCGCCACCGCATTGACAGTAAAGGCAGGAAATGTACACGTGGGATTAATTCGCATAGGCGAGGGTAAAAATAATGACATAAAGCCTGTAGTCGTTTGGTCACACCATGCAACAGATAATCGTGTGAAGATAGGATAATAATATTGCACGAAATAGCGCTGACATAATGCCAATTCCTGGCTATAAGAACGGGTAGGAAATGACGTGGCTATACTGCCAGGCTCTAAATCAACATTGCCTAACGTCCCGGCATTAAATTCAACACTCATTGTAGTGCCAACTGTTTGCCCGGTAATTACAATCGGACTGGCTGCATAAGCCCCCGCTGGTGTAGCCGAGTTGACTGCATAACGGGCTTGAGCTGTACCTGTCCATGAAAGGGTGTAAGTCGTTCCAAAGACGTTTTTATCTTCGATGACCTGAATTATCGTTTTATTGGCTGCAATAGAAATTGTCGTATTGGAGGCTAATTGCGTAAAACTGTAATCGCCACCGCCTGCCCCCGCTTTCCAGCGGTCATGACCATACGCGCCTGCGGCCAATGTTGCGGCTGATACATAACCCCGCTGGTTAATAGTAAAACCGCCATTAATGATGATGTTTTTGAAATTAGATTCTGGAATGCCTGTGCAAGCTGATAAATTACCGCTGGCCGGTGTGCCTAACGCACCGCCTGAGTAAAGCACTGTGCCACCCGTGCCAAAGGCAACAGAACTTGCATCAGTTCCCGTCAACGTTAGTGTATTGCTGATCGTCAGGCTTTTACCATTGGCTGC